AAGATGCCGTCGCCAAAGTACACTTCATAGATTCCTGCTTCTTTTTCTTGTAAGAAATACACTTTGGAAGTGGGAGTCAAAGTCAGGTAGTCAGTTCCCAAACTCCACGCATCGTCAATGCCCGTGGTGTCGCTAATAGACGAGTATACACGCACCTTTAGAGTACTAATATCTGCCTTGTTGTTTGGAATAATCAGGAACGAACCAATCTTGGTGTCACGGTTGTAGATGTATGTGACTCGGCGAATGGTTCCTTCGTACAACTCCACATTTCTAATAGCGTTATCACCAGCATCAGCAAAAACCGTGTCTAGATTCACAAACTTGTACCGCGTACCTTCCAAATTGGTTCCGCTGAATTCTGTGCCTCTAGCCAAGTAGGTGTCTGCTGAAGCGGTTATGCCCAGCATGACATTCACCATGCCTTTGGATGCCGTTATAGAGGACGGCAGGTAGCCCAAATGCTTGGCATGAGACACCACAGACGGGCGCAGCAATGCGCTGTCCAAGAACATCTCGTTTGCAACCATGTTGGAGTAGAACGCTTGGTAGTGCGTATTGTACGCCAACACATCCAACAAGGTGTTGAGTACAGAACCGTCAAAGTTGTAGTCCTTTAGATTACTCTGTGTCTCCAAATAGGTTTTCAAGGACTGTTTGATTTCCTCAAAGTCAAGCCCTACAACATTTACTGTGTTATTCTGTGCCATCAGCGTATCCTTTCTAGTACCGTGTTAACTGTGTCCTTTTCGCCAGTGGCACGCAACGAAAACTCAACACTAACTTCGTATGAATTCTGATCGGGAAAGGATTTGATGTCCACAAACAAGGTTCCGATTCGTGGTTCGTGTGTACGCAGTGTGTTTAGAATTCTGTCTCGCATCTCAAATGTAGTTATGGAGTCTATGGGTTCAAACAGCAGAGCACGCAGAGACGCTCCAATATTTGGCTGAAACAGACGCTCACCGTATGCGGTTGACAGCAGATTCAGTATGGACTGCCTAACCGCTTTGGTGTCTGAAAGGGTCAACAAATCGTCTGTTTTGGGATGCGCTCCCATTGTAGGATCAATATCTGTGTACACGGGGTCTTGTACACTTTTTCCCGTATTGGATGTTAGGTAGTTGGGCATTGGTTACTTTTGTGCGTGGAACAGGTGGTTGTTTATGCTTCGTGTGGTGCTGTCTATCACATCCTGTAGATTGCTATCGGCTATTCCTTCCTCGTGGAGTTTGTCCATATCATCCATATCACACCAATGGCAACACACAAAACCCATAGGAGTCAGCGAATCTTGGCATTTCAACGAACTCACAGAAAAATATACTACATTATTTATCTCTAATATTGAACGAAGCGAGCAATCCGGCAAACTTGATACCCGTATGATTTCATTGGTTCGCTTGTCCAAAATATCAACCAATTCCATGTATCGTGTCAGCAGCACATCCTGCGACTCTAGCAACATACTGGGAATGCCACCCGCGCAGGATTCGTGTGTCACAGAGAACCGTTTAATGGAACTACCGTCTGCAAACTTGCCACCGTTGTGGAATTGAAATATTATTGCACGCGAGCAGCGCATGAGTACTCGCATCTCTGTGAGTAGTTCGTGAACCTTGCTGTGTATTTGGAGTTGGGTTGTTTCCTTTTTGGCTCGCCATTTAAGTGAAATATTCTTTTTCTTCAACATGGAAACCACACCAAGCCCAACACCAACACCCAAAACACCCACCAATTCACCAATAGAAAACACAATGTCTCGTATACCACTCAAAGACGATGCCATTTCTGTTGGTTCGCTCATCGCGTTGTACTCCCGAATACTGGATTGGGTGATTGATTAAGTGAGCCGAATCCCGGATTGGCTGCTTGATTGAGTGGGTTTGCTGCTCGCGCTTGCTCAATGAATTCGGGATTCAAAATGCCTTGTTGAAAACCCACACCAAATTTGGTGCACGGATCGTTTGAAAAATTGATTGCAAAGTTGATGTTGGTGAACTGTGAAATAAAGTTAAGAGCATCGTTGAATAAGCCGTTCACAGCGTTTATGGAATCGTTTATCTCGCCTGCAATAGCATTAATTGCATTGGTGATTTTTGCTATTTCTGCTACAGCACTCTGCACTCCATTTAAAACATCAGCACCAGCGCCACCACCTGCAAGAATCTTGTCTAATATTTTATTGAGGTCTGCTTGTGCGTTAATAGCCACATTCAGTTTGAGTTTTCCGTTTTCAGTCATTAGACCTATACCCACACCAACATCCAGTCCATCAATACCCAAAGCACACTGAAAGTTGACAGCAGCACCCACAGCAGACACCAAAGACAGCAAATCTGGGCCAGTTCCAGCATCGAATGGCAAACCAGACAATCGGTTTGATGTGTTTGAATAATTAGTAAGCACGCCCTGCATATTTCCGATAGTACTATACAACTTACTCATTTGAGAAGTGTCAGCACCGGATACGCCAGATAAAATAGTTATTATATTACCTACTTTTGTGTAACCATCAGCAAACCCTCCCTGTGCATTGCTAATCTGTGATGCAACAGGGTTTTGGAAAACAGGGTTACTGCGCCCCCAAATTACAGCATTTCTCTGATCGTCAGAGACTCTTGCGCCACACGGGCATTCTGGTGTTGGGCCTACATCTGCCATGCTTACCTCTTATGGTACAATTACTGAAGAAGTGGACGACGCAATGTGCCCACAAGTGCCTTTACTGATTCCTTCCACACAAACAGGAATACCGTCAATAATAAAATTTGAACTGCCGTTTATGATAATAGCGTTATTGTGTGGGCTATCACCGTGAGCGGATATTCTGTTGCCTTGAAGGGCTACAGGAAAACCGTCAATAAAAACTGTGGAACTTCCTCCCAAAATTAAACCTCCGGCTTTATCTATTCCTGCTCGGCATACTCTTGGCATGACCCCTCCTTATTGAACATTTACCTTGGACGGACGAACCGTTGGGCTACCTGAATTCATTTCAATCCTTCCGCCTTGTGTCACCACCATGACACCAGCATCGCTGATGAACGACACCGATCTTCCAGAGAAACCCATATTACCCGCAGAAAAGAACTCCATTTGTTTAGCCGATGCCTTGAAGTCACCCTCGCATTGCAGATTCACATTGTTCTTGGCAAGAATGTTTACATCTCCGTTTATTTGAATGTTTGATGCGGCTCCAACGGTAAGATTTACACCTCCATCCACAACTAAGTCCAATCCACCGCTTCCAGCCACATACACCTTTTTGTCACCAAGACAAATCTCGTACCCGTTACCAACAATTTTCTCAACCTTTGTGCCGTTAGGATCTCCACTCACTCTCCATCCGTTTCCAACCTCCACAAACGATCCTGACTTGTGGTATTGGTGGATACGCTCTGCGCCCGGTGTATCATCAAACTCTTGAATATGACCACTCTCTGTGTACCGCACATGATTTTTGGGATACACCGCAGCATACGGGGTCTGTGGTTCGTTCCAATTGCTCTTGCTCTTCATGTCAGGCACGGTGGGAATGCCTTTTTTGAGTTCAACCACCTTTTTGGCGTAAACTGTAGACTCCATTTGTGCGGTGTCTTCGTTTCTTGCCAAGCGGTTAGTGTCTGGTTCTTCCACAACCGAAACACCAACAGGATACAGTCTTGCGTCTACTCCTTCAGGAGTGGCAGGGTAGCGGTTAGATTGGTCGTAAAACCCTTGTGGCTTTACAGGGTTCTGTTTAGGTATGCCACCAAACGAGCCAATAATGACCGGATCTTGCCCGTCTTCATCGTCTCTGAAAAAACCAAACACATGGGAACCAACCAACAGCCCTGTGGGAGAGGTTCCAATTCCTGAAAGGGCAGCACTGGTGATTGGCTGCATGGGATACGCCCACGGCAGATCGCTTGTTGGAAGTTGCAGCAAATCATCGGTGTGGTATCCAAACACACGAACGCGACAACGCCCAAGCATCATGGGATCGGCAACATCTTCCACCACTCCGTGCCACCAATAAAAGCCTTCTCGTCCTGCAAATTCTTTCATTTCAAACTCCCATACCGTTTCGGGACAGTTCTAGTGTGCAACTGTATTTTTTGCCTATCTTGTGACAGATAGAAGTAATCATGTACTCGCCACTCAAATTTTTGTCGTCCTTTTCGTCTTGCAAATGCCCGTCAGCAGCAATCTTGGGAACAAAAATTTCCATGAGTTGACCCACACGCTTGGTGCTGTCTCCGTAAATCTGAACGGTGAGTTTTTGGGTCATCATGGTGTTTACCATATACTTGCGCTTCAAGAAATACTCTTCAAACCGAACATTGTCTACTATATTGTTCTTTTTGGAGTACACCGTCAGCGGGGTGTACGGCAAGTAAAAATATGCAGAGGTGCTCTTTTGGAACAGTTCATTGGACTCTTGGTCTTGTGATGAAATGTAGTGGGGATTCTTACCCATCTTCTTCATACCGTCAAACACATCACGCTCTTTGAAAGTGTAGTCCCGCTTTTCTTTGCGAACCATGTCGTGAACAGTCATCTTGGACGCAATAATTCCTGAACCAATGTTTTCAACCATGTCAAACCGCGACTCTTCTTGAAGCGACTGTATGCGGTTGTATAGGGCAGGAAATTTAGAAACGCCCTTGACCTTTATGCCGCTGCCTTCGTTGGTTTCAGGATTCCTGTTCACATTACTCTTCACGAAATAGTAAATGTCTTTCAACTGCTGACCGTCTTCTATTATCTTGGATAGACTCTGAAAGCGGTATCCGTCCATAGTTTCGTAGAAGAAGTACGGAGAGTAATCGGTATCAACTCCGCTAACCGCTCGTCTAGCCAAAAATGACAGGGCTTTAAATGGCGTGTACTGTGCAGGCAGGACATACGAAAAATTGTCACTAGTGGGCTGCACAACCAGCGAAGACTTCCAAAGGTACTCGGGAAAGTGCTTTTTGAACACTTCAGCAACCATGTTTGAAACTTTACCCTTGACAGAATACCCACACCGCTCGGTGTAGTTGAAGTATCCGCCTTCACTCATAAGGTGCAGCACATACTCCTGCCCACGACCGTTTTCGTCAATGGTTTGGCGATCAATCTTGTACACCTTGAAAATCTTCTTTACAGGATCAACACCGGGCACATCTGATGAAAACTCTAATTCTAGCGTTTCTTGCCCACGAATAGGAAGAACTTCAGGAATATTGAGCGAGTCAATCATGTACACCTTTGCTGTCATGTACGGAGAAAACATGTCTTCGTAAATTTCAAACGAAGTGTACAGGGCGCGGATATCCAAGAACTCGTCTTTGATACCAGACCGCAAAACCATTTTGGTGATCTTGTAGTCTCCAGCCTTTGTAATATCACTACCATGAGTATTAGGCACTGATTAGACTCCTAGAGCATTCTTTAGTTCTTTGATTGCCTGTTCCATGTACGCAGGGGCAAGCACCTTGATGGTTCGTTTACTTTCGTTTTCATCGTTTTCGTACACATAGTTGCTAACTGCGTATGTGTTGATTTCGTCTCCTGAAACCCCCATATAACCACCAATATAGGTTTCCCAAAACGCAACAGTTGCGCCTGTCGCTCCACCACTAATCCCTGATGGTGGAATCTGTGTTCCCACAACGGTTCCCAAATCCTCGTAGTCAGCCGATTGTTTGTTTAGAGGATCAACAAACGGATTCTCTTGTGAACCGTTTGATCCGTCTCCGGTGGTTGGTCTTGCCACAGCGAAATGGTGAAGCCCCTGATACGACGGCAAAACCTTCTGAATATAGATTCCTGTGGTGGAACCGCTAGGCAATTGAACCTCTGCGTTTCCAACCGTGAAAACAGGAGAACCCACAGTAAACTCACAGAAAGTTTCACGATAGCCTGTAATGGCTTGGCTGTTGCTGTTTTGACTCAAAGTGCAACCACTTGCAAACGCGGTGTTGTACACAAAATCGTATGTTGCGCCTCTACCACTAAAATAAACAGCAGTACCCGAATACTTCTTCTGAATGTACTGCTCCATTGCCATCTGCGATTTGTACCACCCGTGATACGGATCAATAATATTGTTTGCCAGCAAAACAATCCAATGGTGATTTGCGTTTCCATACAGGCGATTGGCTATATGTTCAGGGCGTTCTCCGTCCTTGATATCGTACTCAATAAATGCGGATTGGCTGTTGATACGATCCGAGAACGCAACACGCCGCAGCACATTTCGTGCAACCGCATACGATCTGGTATCCCCAATATAGAAAGGATATGGAACTACTGGAAATTCTTTGAAGTACATTAGTAGCCAACCTCCACATCCTGACGGGTGAGTTGAGCAATTTCAGAGAACGAGAGAGTAAGCACATAACCTGTGGGCGAGTTATCTGGCAGTGTGCTAAACACACCGTTTGGTGTGTAATCAACGCCGATGCCTGTTAGCACACACCTAGAAATCTTGGGAATGTATTCGTTTTCCACGAATCCGTTTTCTCCGCGTGTTCCGCTTGCAGACAAGAACTTGATTGTGAATTCGGCAGGAACGCGAAGCATGATTTGAGGATCTAGTTCGTTTCCGCCTTCGCTTGTTCGGGATGGATGTGAATGGTATCGGAAAGTGTCTATGATATTCTTGATGGTGTTTACTTCGTCTTGGTTGCGGGGATACAGTTCCCACGAAAAACTAAAATTACGAATTTCTTTTTGGCTGAACATTTTTTCTATTCGGGGATTCAGCACCAATCCAGTAACAGCAGGAACCACACCAGCCAACGGTGTTCCGTTTGCAGAATTAGTGGCAGCAGCAACGGCTGCTAGTTTTGCACCTTCTATTAATTTATCTCCTAAAGATGCGCTGCTAAACAGAGAATTGAAGGCAGCAGCAGCACCAGTTGCAATTGCCATGTTTGCATCGGTGTAACTAAACGCATCTTCTCCGTTTATACGAGTACAAACAGGAAGATAAATGGAAACCATTTGATCGTATTGTGGATCGCGCTGTTGTAATCCTGCCATAGCCAAAAAAGAATTTACTGCTCCTAGAGCACCACCAGACAACTGTTTGTTGAATCGGTTTCCCAAGAAATCAGGATCTTTGCTGATTTCAGTTGCACCCAATCGTGCTTCTTTGGAATTTCCAAAGTCTTGTTGAATACTTTCAACCCGATCAGTTGCACTACGCACATTACGCTCCATCTGTCGGCGTGCTTCTTCGCGGGTTTCTGGATTGGAAAGCATATCCGTTAGTGTATTATCATTTGACGGATTTGACGGATTCGCAAAAGCCGGATCCATTAGCAATTTGTGTGCGTTCGCATATTCGTTTGTAGAAATCAATCCACCCTGCTGTGACAATGACGCAACATTAAAGTTTCCGTCGTTCACTAGATTGGTAGCATCAACCAACTCGTTAATAGTGTTCTCTGATTCTGCTTTAAGTTTTTCGGCTGCTTGTCTGAATTCAGGGTTTTCCCATCTCCAAAATGCCTTGAACTGCATGACATGGGGAATTTCTCCACGCCCCATATCAACAGGATATTTCATAATTAGAGGCTTTTCCCGTGAACCACGCTTGGACGGCTGAAATGACTCTAGTTTATTGATTGTTGGATCATTACCTTGCGAAGCCACCAATTCATCACGAATGATATTTCCACTCTGCGGGCGGTTTGTTGCAAATGTGTAATCGGATTCCAATGCCTCTTGTGGCTTTATGAGGGAGCCGATTCCTTGACCAGTGATAGGTGGTAATGCCATTTAAGTATTTCCTCTTGGGTCTGTTCTACATATCTATATGCCCTACAAAGGATATTTTAAGCCAACCAACCCGTCCAAGTACATGGGCAACCCCACTCAAATCGTGTATCGCTCCATGTGGGAACGCCGATTTATGAAATACTGCGACTTGAGCGAAACTGTGGTGCGTTGGGGGTCAGAAGAAGTGATCATACCGTACATCAGCCCACTAGATCGCAAACCACACCGCTACTTTGTGGATTTCATAGTAGAGATGAAAACTGTAGACGGTGGAATCAAGACTATGCTGATTGAGGTAAAACCCAAAAAGCAGTGTTCTGAACCCAAGAAACCAAAAAAGCAGTCACGAAACTACCTGTACGAAGCCCAAACTTGGATCACCAACTGTGCCAAATGGAAAGCCGCCAAAGAAGCAGCGACTAATCGTGGGTGGGAATTCAAAGTACTCACAGAAGACGACTTGTTCCGACACAAGAAATGACCAACCAAAACACAAAACAATCAGCAGAACTAAAAGAACTGCTATCAGAGACGGTGGCAGGGCTTGGTGGCACAGACCAGTCGTACATAAAACTGCTGCACTATTTGGCAGACGAGAACGAACTACACATGCCGTCTCGGTTTCTGCCGGGTCAAATGGTGTTTTTCAAATATAAACCACAAGACCAACGGTTCTTGAATTCAAATGTGGCATACGATGTGTTTCCTTTGGTAATCATCACAGAAGTTCACCGTGACGGCTTTGAAGGCATCAACCTACACTTTATTGCTCAAAAGTGGAGAAAGCAACTGTTCAACGCCATAGAAAAGTCGCTGCCAGTACGACACAACGGCGACGAATCGCTGACTAGGTTGGGTACAACATACCGCAGAATACAAGGCCCAAAGAAATTCAAGTTTTTCAAGCCGTGCTACCGACGCTATGTAAGAGAGGGATTTCGTAAAAAACCCATACAAATTCCTTCACAATTTTGGGATGTGCTAGTGGATATTGATCTAGCCCTGTTTGTGAAAGGACGCAAAATGGGTATTCGTCGTATGTCGTACAACTCTGCTATCAACACCGAGAACAACCTATGACACAGTTTCAAGGCTCATCCAAAGTAGAAAACATAGTATCCAACATTATGGATAATGGGTTCTTGACCACTAATCGCTATGTGGCAGAAATTCAACTACCAAAGGCTATGGCAGACGAAGGTGCAAGCATACCAAACCTGATGATACGCTGCCAAAATGTAACCATTCCCGGCAGAAATGTGTCAACCGTTGGATACAGAATCTACGGACCTGCTCGTCAGATGCCGTATGAAATCCTGTACGGTGGAGAAATTACCTTGACCTACATCATGTCACGAGACATGAGAGAGCGTGGCTTTTTTGAAAAATGGATGAGCAAAGTAGTAGACAACAACAACTACAAGGTGGGGTACTACGATGATTTTGCAGGAACGCTAGCCATCCATGTATTGGATCGCAGCGACCAGTTGTCGTATATCTCACTGGTTGAAGAAACCTATCCAAAAATGATTGGCGATTTGAGTTTTGCAAACGACCGAGAAAACGAGTACCTGACTCAAGAAATCACCTTTGCGTTCAGAAAGTACACCTCACAATTCTTTGTTCCGCAATTCCCAGAATACAACGGTGGAGAACTCCCCAAGGGCAACATTCCCAAGAACAACGGAAACGGGTTGGGAATTGCTTCGTTCTTTACCGGTGTACGCGAAGGCGCGAACAATCTGTTTACGGGTATTGGCAATGCAATAACAGGAAACCAAGGATAAATACCTTACTATCTGATCTGTATACTTGAAAAGGAAATACTATGGAAAAACTTCGTCTTGCTCCGTCTACAGTACCCACCTATACCATGACTTTACCTGTCACAAAAATGGTTGTAAAGTACCGACCGTTTTTGGTGAAAGAAGAAAAGGTGTTGCTGATTGCTCTACAGAGCGGAAATCCAAATATCGTGATAGACGCTGTGCGAAACATGATTCTTGCGTGCACCGAGAATCGCCTAGACACCAAGAAGATTCCAGCATCAGATGCCAACTACGCCATGTTGCAGATTCGCGCAAAATCCATAGGCGAAGAACTAAAGCCAACGGTAAAGTGCTCGTTCTGCGAGGGCAAGACCCCTATCAAAATCAATATTGATCGTATTCAGACCAAAGTAAAGGCTGAAGAAAAGTCACCCAACATAAAGATCAACGACGATGTTACGCTTATAATGCGGTATCCAACCATTCACGATTTGGATGTAACCAAAGACCAGACCACCATGCTGTTTGAGATGGCGTACTCGTGCGTGGACAAGGTAATGTACAAAGACGAAGTGTACGAGCGTGGTGCAATAAAGGAAGAAGATGTGACCCTGTTTATTGAACACCTTCTACCCGATCAGTTCAAAGAAATTACCGAATATTTGGAATCTGCACCCTCTGTGGAGTACGAGTTCTCGTTTCCGTGCCCAAACTGCAAGAACAAAGTATCGGTACTTTTGGAGAATTTAACTGATTTTTTTCTCTAATGCTGACACACAGTGATCTGTCAGCGTTTTACCGAACCAATTTTTCATTAATGCAGCACCACAAGTACTCTTTGGAAGAGTTGGAGTCACTAATTCCTTGGGAGCGTGAGGTATACATAAATTTGCTGATATCTTATTTGAAAGAAGAAAAAGAGAAAGCAAAAAATAGAAAGTAACCAATAGCGCATGGCGAAGAAATCAAAAAAAGGGCCAGGTAGAGGACGATCAGCAAGCGAGAAAGATCCGGCGACTGGTCGTTTTAAAACCAAAACCACTTCTGCCACAACCACAACAACCACGGTTACAGCAGCACCATCTGCACCTGCTGCGGCTCCTGCCGGCCCAACTGTAACACCTGAACAAATCACAGAAGAAATTTCTGGTTTCCGAAAAGCCCTTCTTCAAACCATGAATGACTTGGGAGGAGAACAGTCTGAACTTCAAGACGCTGTTCTTGACGGTTTACGCCAAACAGCAGAAGTATTGGTGTCTGAAAATGAAAACATCTTTGGCAAACGATACGACAAGACCGTAGATCAATCTGCTGCATATGAAATTCTTGAAAGTGTGGTTCGTCTTGGAGAAATGGCAGTACGGGCTAAAACTGTACAAGAAAAACGCAAAATTCTACAACGCCTGCAAACCTATAAAAAGGTAACAAACAAAGTATTTGGTACAGGTGGTGGCAGAGAATCAGCAATTGCAGGCAAGATACTAGAAATGATTGCCAAGATTGAAAAGCCACTTTCCAAAGAAAGCGGTGTCAAGGCTGCGGCTAAAGAAAAAATAACAGACTTTGCCAAAAAGATTCCCGAAAGAATGGCAGCAAAAATTCCACTCATTGGTGGTATTTTAAGTCGATCTCTGCAAAGCCGCCGTGAACGAAAAGAAGAAGAAGCAGAAGCCCTTTCAACACTGGCTGGAGAGATTTCTCAAGCAGGACGAACCAGCCTATACGGCAGACGGGGAGGAGCAGAAATAGAGCCGTCGCCGTCCCTGATGGGTGGGGCAGACACAACTCCACCAATTCCGGGTGGCACTACTGTGTCTAAAATTATGGGTGGAGGCAAATCCACAGGAGTGTTTGGTGGAAAGGCAGTAGTAGACACACTAACAAATATTCTATCCCAAGTAAAAGACATTAAATCCATTTTGGTTGACCAATACGATCCTGCCCAAGAAGAATTGAAAAAAGAAGAAGCCAAAAGAGAAGCAGAGAACGCCAAGGCTGGAATGTTTGGAAAACTAAAGAAAATGATGGGATTAGGTGGAGGAGGGGCTGAAGTTAAAAAAGAGGGTGGCGGCATAAGCGGAATGATTGGTAGTATGCTTGGTGGCATAAAAGAGTACATACCCGCTGTTGCTAGCACGATAGCAGGATTTGCTCCTTCTGTTGTTGGTGGATTAGCGGCAGCAGCACCAGTGGCAGGAGCAGTTCTTGGTGGAGCAGCAATTGGATTAGGTGGTGCGTACTTGGTAAACAAAGGAGTTGACACTCTTTTTGGAACTAATCTAGCAGATAAAATGATGGAGTCTGATACTTGGACATTTGGAGATGTGGAAAGAGACAGACAGCGCGCAGAAATGGACAAGAAAATAGAAACAGCACACCAAGCAGCAGTATCGTCTCCAGAATATACAGCAAAAAGAGCAACAGATCCAAGACAGTTAGCACAACTTGTGCGTGAAGGCAAAATGTCTGGCACTCAAGCACTAATGGAATTGTCAACCTATGAGAGTCAAAATGGTGCAGGAGAAGATACAGAATTTTTCAAAAGCAAGATCATGGAAGCAGATCCGACTGCTGTTGCTCTTCCACCTCTACCTCCTGTTCCCGAACAAATTCCACCAGTCGCGGGAACAATTGAGAAAACAACACCTGCCGCAGCAATTCCAGAAGCATCAAATGGAAAAGCATCAATACAAAGAGAAATTGACACAATCAATGAAGAGATGCGAAAACTAGAAGTTGTCGCTCAAGACCCCGATCCTTCAAATCCATATAGAACTATTGAAGGACAAAATAAACTAAACGCACGGCGAGCAGAACTAAACACAAGGCGGCAAAGTCTGTACACTCAAATGTATTCAATGGAGAGCGGAACCATTGTTCCCCCATCAACCCCGTCAACCGATGTGGGCAGAACAACCATGCAACTAGACAGCGCACGAGATGCAGCAGAACAAGCCAAGCAAATGGATTCCGCACCTGCACCCACAGTAAATGCAGTCAATGCTCCCAAGACAACCAACAACGCTATTACCGTGAACAACAACACGGGAGCGGGTGTACGAAACAACGATCCCACTCTAAAGTCCGCAGAACGCGCATCTCTATAAAAGAAAAAGGCACGCCGAAGCGTGCCCTTTTCGTGCCGTGAAGGTGAGCGATTACTCGTCGCCTGCCAACTTCTCAAAGTACGACAGCGCGTCCTCCGAGTCATCACTAGACTCCACCACACGCTTCTGCTCCTTATTGGGAGCAGGAGCAGCCACAGGCTTGCGCGTCTGGGGACGCGGGGTTTCGTCTTCATCATCAAAAGAGGCAGTTTCCGCACCACCCTTCGCAGCGGATTCGTTGACAGACGCACGGATATCACCACCGAGAATCTCGTGGAGCCGTGTCTTCAACTCATCGTAAGACTTGAAATTCTTGGGATCAGTAAACTCCTTGAGAGGATGCTGCTTCTTCCACAACTCCTCAAGAGCCTTGTCGTCTCCACCCATTAGCGGAGCAGATTCAGCGAACTCGCTGCGGTCGTAGTTCACATAGCCGTCCACCTGACGAATCTTCAACTTGAAGTCTGCGCCACCCCAAAAATCAAATGGGTTCAGCGGCTTCTCGTCCTGATATTCAGGATTCATGGCACTCTGAATCTTCTCAAAAATCTTCTTGCCGTAACGGAACAGGAACACCTTGCCCTCGTTTTCAGGATTCTTGGGATCGCTGACCACAAGAATGTTGCTGACATACGACAGGCGACGCTTGCGGTCACGAGCCAACTTCTTGTCCTCGTCGCTACCGCTGTTCCACAACTGCGAATTCAGTTCCGAAACCGGATCCTTTAGACCAATGGTGGTGAGCGAATTCTCAATGTACCAACCACCCGGACCACGGAAACCGTGATTCCACACTCGTGCCCACGGCAGGTCTTCACCTTCAACCGCAGGTAGGAAGCGGATCACCGCGTATCCGTTAGAAGTCTTGTCTAGTGCGGGCTTCCAAAATCGGTCGTCCTTGTAGGACTCTGAACGCTTGTTCAGTTTTTCCATTTCAGCCGCAAGGGACTGGTAGGAAGTGGGCGACTTGGAACGGCTCTTCATATCCTTGAAACTCATGCGTATCTCCTTGTACTATTTGTACTGTGTGTTGATGTGTTGACGAACAATTCAGACACAGGTATTTAGGAGCAATATACCCCAATACCTACGGCTTGTCAAGTGTCAAATAGGAAGTTTTGCCTTCTTGGGAAGCAGATTCAAATTCTGTCCTTCAGCCCGTATCTTTTCAATTATGGGCTTGTTCAGGAATTTAGCGGCTACTTGGGGTTCAATCCCGTACCGCTCACACACCGCAATCACGGAGTCAATATACGAAACTCCATATTTTTGAGCGTGTACTTCTACTTCTTTAGGAAACCGTGCATTGTTTACTTCCATATCCAACCTTTCGTTCATGCGTCATATTTAGCGTGCTGCATTCCACTGATGCGTTGGCAGCATCATACACGCAAAAACCGCGTTGTCAACGCTGAAATAATGCGATTTCTGTTTAAACGGTTTTGCAGAAGGAATGGGGCGTTTTACCCCTTAACCGTGCCGCCAGTCTATCCGCACCCCCAAATGCAGCACAGGGCATCCACGGCGGCTGTACAGCACGGAAATCCCTGTTTCCACCACCCTATGCCGTAGATTATGGGACTGCCTGTTATCGGACTTATTTGAGAGACAGCAGGTACTTGGTTTGGTTCAGCACCGCTAGCATCTCGTCCCGAATATTTGAAAGATCGGTATCATCGTCTTCCAAATACTTCAAGTATTTAGGAGGCGGCTATCCTTCCGATTAGAGCGTTCTGCGGATTTCCATAAGCCTTCGCTAAACCCTGCGTGGCGACCGTGTGCGTATCCCGTGGAATACGCCCGTCTGTAAAACCACATTTGGGCAGCAACGAATGCGGACAGCCCCGAAACAATAAGAAATACAATCTGTAGGTCTTCCATACTGGTATGTTGATTTGGGAAGAGTGTTGAACTAGGTCTTAACAATGAAAAATGGCGAAGGTTGGAATTGAACCAACGACTTATCCCGTATGAAAGGATTGTTCTGCCATCTGAACTACTTCGCCAAACAACAAACGCAGATTAAGTGAGCCTACGGAGATTCGAACTCCGGTCAAGAGGATGAAAGCCTCCTATCCTAGACCACTAGACGATAGGCCCGTAATCTGATCTTTTCAACCGCTGCGAGGGAAAGACCAGTAGAAACCTGAACGGTTCAGTAGGGGTATCCGTACTGACCGTAGTTAGGAACAACCACGGGAACCACAGGAACTGCACCGTAGCCACCATACGGCATACCCATACCAACACCACCCATGCCCATGCCACCGCCGTAGATTGGGCCGTAACCGTAATCACGCACATGAACCGACTGCTCGTTCGTGCCCGTGAAGTTGGGATTATAGTTGTAGCCATTGCTCTTGTTCACATAAGTCTCCACCTTGCCATCAGGCATGGTCACGGTTCGCGTGATGTCGGTTTGCGTGTAGCAACCAAAACCACAGAACAGGAAAGACGAAACAAGGGCAGTAGACGCGAATCGCATTTTGAATGTCTCCGTTTTCAGAAGTTTAGCGAACAATGAACTGACCACCACACACGGGATACACAGGCACAGCGCAACCACCGTAGTACGGAACCACAACGGCAGGATAGATGGGCGCACCGTAGCAGCGCGTGAACGGCGAGTACACAGGCACACAGCCGTAGCCAACAGGACTGCCGTAGCCACCGTAGCCACCACCGTAGCCGTAGCCACCGTAACCGCCGCCGTAGCCACTTGCAGCGTTCACACCGATGCCGCCGCCAATGTAACTGTTGGAAACCCTATAAGTTCCCTGCGGCGTATCAACCTTGGTGGTACTGTAGCCACCACCGAAGTTTACACCGATTGCGCTGCCCCCGTACTGCGCCGAAGCGGAAGAGGCGAACAGAGTAGATGTTGCGAGAACGGCAGAGGCTAGAAGAGTCTTGAGGTTCATGGATGAACTCCTTTCACATATATGTTACCACAAATCGGAGGGGTGTCAAGCCCCTAACGAGAATTCCGATTATTTGATTTGGGCTTGGTGCAACCACAGCGTCCGCCATTTCTAATTTTAGAAACGGCATTTTTTAAGAGTAAAGTTTTTAATTTATCCCGAGAAGACTTGGGGATTTTAGACATTTTGCTCCTAAACTATTTAGGAGTTTTCGTCGTTCAATTCCTCAAAAATTGTGATCCACTTGGGGTCTTCACCACGACGCAGATACGCAGCCTTGGAAAAACTCCACTCTTCACGCTCTTGAATCTTGTAACCGCTCTTGGTCTTCTTGGCGTAACGACGCGCAGCGTCTTGGTCTTCAAAGTATTCGTATTGCCTTGCATCGTTCATTGCACCAAACAATCCGCTAGAGGTCTTCCACACATCACCGGGGCGGTGCTTGTGTGCAGTAGTGGCACTTTCTCCACTCTTTTCCTGCTCGCCTGCGTGTTGTGGTTCGTCCTTGACATTAAACACAAACTTCTTGTTTGCGTGATCGCCCTTACGCAACTGCGAGAAGAATTGTGAAACCTTGTGCTTGGCTAGTTCAAGATTCTGTTGCCCTTCGCCCTTCTTGAAGCGCATAAGAACCTTGCCAACACCAGCACTTTCGTTTGTGCCGATATAGAAAAAGTCCTCATTGTTCTTGTACATCACGCTGTGTTGCTCGTAATGGCGACCCAACTGCACAATTTCAGACTTCTTGATTTGAGGAATCAGTAGACTCAACTCTTCCACAACGCCACCTTCTTCTTGGTAGCCGCCCTTCATCTCAATGTAGCCGTATCCCATCTTGCGAACACGAGCCTTGAGATCAGCGTGACGCTTCATGTTTTCTTCGTTGCTTAATCCGCCACGGAAAGAACTCACAATACCGAAATCCTTGCTATCGTCTTCCACATATTGGAAAACGCGAGACAGTTTGGCTTCAACTAGTGGAGTCTCGCTTGTGTCTTTGCGATTAATCCACTCGTTTAGTTCGTTTTGGTCAAGAAATTGTGAAAACTTCTTCATTTGAATGCTTCTCCTGATGGGGTAATACTATATTTAGCGGCAGTAGAGACTCGCCGTGCAGCATTACACCCTCATCTGTGGTGTACCAAATCTCTGAAAATGCACCAACACACCACGGCATACACCGTTCACACGGGCGTGCCATCCGCATTTGCCCCAAATTGTTGAAACGCACATTAAAAAGCACTAATCCCCGTTCAGGAGCGTCTAATTTCAAAAATGCGTCCAATTCAGAGTGCATTTCTTCAAACATATACCCCTTTTCCTTGGCTCGGGGGTGAGTTTTGAAGCGGTTGCACCCGATAGACACGATTCGCCCCTTGCGAAGAATGATAGAAATGTGCTTTTTCTGTCGTTTGATGTCCAAACACAGAGGATGCGCCATTTCTAGCAGTCTTTGGATGCGTTTCGCGTTCATAAAGAAAAGACGGCAAGAGGCGTTAGCCCCATGCCGCCCAAAAAGTATCAAATCACAGAGTCTTGCAGCAAGTATCGGTCTTGGACTCGCTATGGTACTCCATCTCACGATAGATGGAATCCGTAGTCATGTCAATCCGACGAGCAATCTTGCCGTTCTCGTCATCAATGTAACGATACGCAGCCTCAATATCACGACCGCGCTCATTCACTTCGTCCTGAATTGCATCAAAAGCGTGATCCATGCTCTGCTTCTGACCAGCAAGCACATAGAACACCACCGTAGTGCACAGGAAACTGTAGAACGCCATGAAAGTCTCCGCAGCGTTCAGGCTTTCCCCACCCTTCGCCCCGAACCACCAAAAACCACCGAAACCAATCACGCTCACTAGAGCGTATGTGCTGAAAATAGAAGTCTTGTTACGCATTTTGAATCTCCTTGAAAAAGTTTTGAACACAAAACACCCAAAGGGTGGGTGCGCGGAAGAATTTAGCATCCACACACCCACCCCTCACCACAGGTGTTTCTGATTAGGCGGTGAAGACCTTCACGGTCGCATCGCGCATACCCGAACCCAGACGCTTCGTCCAACGATTCAGCAGAATCGCAACGCCCTGCTCGCTGCACTTGAAGGTGTACGCACGACCCTCATCGGTGGGGCGGCTACGCACGAGGCTGATGTTGCTGCCGCTGATGCGATCAGCGAAAGCATCAAACTTGCCGTCGTTGCTGTTGTTGTACAGATTGACATTCACGGAAACGGTGTAGTTACGAGTCTTCATAGTGAAATCTCCAAAATCGGGCTTGTGATTGAAAGAGCCGTTAGGTGCTGCCCGTTAGCACCGTTGGCTGACTTGTACTCCCATAGTATAGCATCATTCGCCACGATGTCAATACCCTTGGGAGAGTTTTCTATATTTGTTTTGATTACTTGAATCAAATAGTCTCGGCGTTGCCCGACCACTTGATGTCGTGCAGGTATTCAAAATTTGCAGTAATTAGTTCACTAGTAATAAATGCCTGCATTTCCGAAAAACTCTTAAATTCACGCAGACAACCGCTGCTGTAAACTTTAAACAATCCCAAAGTTTTAAGCACATCGCATTTATTGATTACCAATTCCGTGCAACCTGATACTTGAACGGATTGCTTCAGGAAATCAAGATTCAACCAATTTACCAATCGCTTACGCCCTGTGGTTGAACCGTATTCACCACCCAATTCAATAATTCTGTTCAGCGCAGGATCGTCCCACAGGGATTCAGAGAACAGCGGATCAACACCACTCTTGGTGTCGTATGCTTTTGCAACTCCGATCAGACGCTTAATTTTCTGTGTGGGAAATCCAAGAGAGCAAGCACCGTAAGGCATGGTTGTGCTGCTTGTCACATACGGGTAATCGCCGTAGTCAATATCCAACCACACGCTCTGTGCGCCTTCGCACAGCACCTTGCCGTCCAATTCTCCGTCCCACAGCCATTGGGATTCAAACACATCAACTGCTCGCTTGCCGCAGCGAATCATCTTGTCTGAATAGCACGGTGCAATGCCCTGCCCTGTGGTTCCAAGATGCCCCAAGTGCCGCTTGTCGTAATCAATGTGTGCTTCGGTAATGATATGTGCAGCAGGAGAAATCTTTACAAGTGAAGTATCAAATCCTTCGCTGCGAAGATACCGAATCTCTTTGAAAAACTTGTCCGTGTTTATTACACAACCTGCACCAATCACACACCGCTTGCCTGCAAAAATGCCTGAAGGAATAATGTGGGTCTTGTGCTTCTTGCCGTTTACCCATACGGTGTGTCCTGCGTTTGGTCCGCCGTTCCATCGGCACACCCAATCGTATTTGGGGGCAAGAGCAGCGGCAATCTTGCCCTTGCCTTCATCACCCCACGCAAGACCGTAGACCACATCAACAGTTTCAATCATTACAGTCCCAACTCTTCGTCAAGTTGTGCGAGTCTATCCATTGCTTCCTCACGCTCTTTGGTTTCAAAACAATCCCATCCGCGTATCTTTGCGGTGTCCTGAAATTTCTTGCCAGTGTCTCCGCTTTGCCATGCACACACTTCTCGTCGTGCCTCGTCACGCTCACGCTTTGCTTCACGCAGAGCGAACGCTGCTTCGATGGACTTGTGGGTTTGCTCACGCAGTAGGGCTTCGGTGCGTTTAATAGCATCTGCCACGGCGTTCAGACGCACACCTTCGGGCAGGTAATACCCGTCGATCATGTAATCATTCTGTGCGATATAGATTAGGAAAGTGTCATCGCTCAATTCGTTGTAAGGGTTTTCAGGCATTGTCAATATCCTTGAAGCAGTCCCAACCACGGGAATCTGCAATTTCATACACTTCCTTCATGTCATGTGGATATGAAGTGGAACGGAACTGACAGATTTCCCTACGAGCCTCGTCACGCTCGGCGGTAATCACCCCACATTCAATGCGGAGCATGGAGCATTCCGTTTCAGCCTTTCGTAGATCGCGGTGCATCTCGTCGCGTTCCTTGCGGAGCCGATTGATCTGCTGTTCCATCTGCTGGTTCAGCACTCCGACAGGTTCGCAGGACATACAAGAACCTTCAAGACCTTTGAAGATTCTTGCGTATTTGGTTTGCGCTTCATCACGCTCCTCGCGCAACCGTTCAATTTCGTCTGCGGCTTCCCGACAATGCAGTTCCACAGAACGGTCATTGTGTAAGATGCTGCGTAACCAATCCACGATATCAGTCATAGTAATCTCCGTTTAGTGCCCCCAGCAGGACTTGAACCTGCAACCTACGAATTAAAAGTTCGCTACTCTACCAATTGAGTTATGGAGGCTGAATGTCTTTAGAACAGGCTAGGCTGATTTGATTCAGCGTCCCTGTGTGTGCGAATCCGCAAATCGTCCATTGCATCAGTCAACTTGAAAACCAAGTTTTCTAGTTCTGCAAGGGTGTAACTGTCCACCATCTCAATGGTGTCTACACCAAAAATTGCCATGCACGGCTTGTTGCCCTTGTGAGGATTCCGAACAATCTGTGTCTTGAAATGATTATCCATTGGTGTTCTCCTTGTTTAGCCACTTGTGGCGAGCAATCAGTCCAAATTCCTTTCTAATGGTCTTG